CTTCTTNGAAAACTTAATGACACAATTGTTCTTACAAATAGACAAGAGTATGGGTTTAATATTGATTATCCTCTTCTTGATTTTGAAAATGTTTTATTTAACACTTATTTAAAAGATAATTTTTATGACTGGCATAAAGATGGATCTAATCACGCCCTTCATGACATTAAGTTTACAGTTTTAATTAACACATCCTTAAAAAAATATTCAGGTGGAGACTTTCAAATTTTTACAACAGGTGGTGCACATACAGTACCAACTTTTAATGATACAGGGGATGTTGTAATGTTTAAAAGTGATACACCACATAGAGTTTTACCTGTAAAACAAGGAGAGAGAAATAGTATTACTTTATTTATTAAAGGTAGTAAGTTTGTATAAATTAATTCGATGAAATCTTTTTTGAATCTTCCTCAATCGCCTCACCCTCAACAGTCTTCGCATTTAACAGAGGCTCGTAGTCGGATAAAATTTGTTTCATCTTTGCTTCTAATTGTTCTTCTGTCATATCCTCTAGTTTGCCTGTTTTTATTATTTTTCTGTCTATGTATAATCCTGCAGCCTTTCCACGATTTGTTTCAGCGTTTACTGCAGAAGAGAAAGAGCCTTTCTTTAATGCGAGTTCTTTAATACGTGCAAGCTCAGCCACGTGTGTTTCATAATTAACTTCAAACTTTTTCATTCTTTCTTCCTTAAGTTTGCCTACGTATGCTGCTACCAATGGTGATAGTCTTGGATTCATTAGCTCAGATCCTTCTTGCCTCGCTCTTTTTTCAGAATAACCAGCTAGTGTAGCTGCCTCACCTTGGGTGACTGGTCCACTAGGTCCACCGAATACGATGAACTCTGCGAATCTTTTTTGCATTTCTGTTAATCTTTTAGGAACTCCCATAGTTGACAATTTAGGGTAACTATCCTATATTGTCAAGGTATGAAAGATAAACGTACCTATACTAAATTGAAAGAACATGGAGAAGATATGAGTCACGAAAATGAGCGAAAGCATTCTAATGCTGATAGAAGTACTGGAGATTTGTCGTTCTTAATTGAACAACACAAGGAAGAAATTTGGAAATTTAAGCAGAAAGAAATGGAATGGATTAAAACTCAAAACCAGTTGGAGGGTAATAGAAAAATTGTTGAAGAATTATCTGTTTTAATGATAGATTTAAAAAAAAGAATTGATGAGTTAGAAAATTCCTTATCCATTGCGCTGGAGATCAATGATAGATATCAGAGAGAAAAGGCAACCTTACAAAAAGAGGTTGACAGATTAGAAGAAGAGAATAGTAACATCCGACGTATAGATTCTTCCCATCAAGACTTAAATGGTGAACTGAGACGTGAAAATAAACATCTTAAAGAGCAGGTCGATGCTTTAAGAACACAATTAACCAAGGCGGGTTTTTGAGAGTACAAGACTTACAACAATTTTTATCTTCATTCACCGAAGGGTCGGATGCAATAAAGAATGCAGTTATTTTAACTGAAGTGAATGGCACATTATATGATGTGAGAAGAATGGAAGTGCATGAGAATGCTGCACCTATCATAGGTCATGCAGGTCATACAGCGCATAGATTAGTTTTAAAAACTGCTAAACCCTCACCAATAATATTACCAGACAAGCTACAAAAAGATTATTAATGAGCGAGGTTGTAACCTCGATAAAGACATGGGTCCAGAGGCTAAATTATATCAAAAAGTTCGTAAAAATATTAAAGATATTTCGTGGATTAGGATTGAAAACCTTAGCTCTCTTGGTACTCCCGATCTATTGGGTTATAATAATTCTAGCCACTTTTTTACCTTAGAGTTAAAAGTTACACGAGGTAATAAACTCAAATTTTCACCACACCAAATTGCGTTCCATAAAACACATCCGAAGAATACATTTATCTTAGCCGAGGCCCTTGGTCAAAGGTCCTCGAAACTTTCTCAATACTTCTTGGTCCCTGGATCAATGATCACTGAGCTTGTAGCTTGTGGCTTGAGACCTGAGTTTGATTCGTGTCGGATGACGCTTGAAGCTTGCGGCTTGAGTCTTCAGAACCTGAACTAGGTTCTGGTTTAGCTTGTTGCTTGTGGCTTGAGGCTTTGAACTTCCTCCACCAGGAGGGGCTTCGATAGGTATGTGTCATGATTTAATGTTTGCCGTATGATACATGTTCAATATTTTTATTCCAGCAAACTCTGCATTCTTTGCATTTGCCGCCCTGGTTAGGGGCCGGGCAGCTGGCGCTTCCATCAGTCACCACGCTCGACGTGTGTGTCCAGGCTTTGGATCTTGGTCCGTCGATCTTGGAGCTGGATAATCTAATCACCAGGTTGTCTGGTATGCTGGATCCTTCGAGCGGCAGGTACTTGCGCTCCTGTGTTGGCAGCCAGTGCTGGGTCCCAGGTGTCTGGTTGCATACTTCAAAAATTTTACGTAAATGGTCCGCGGACTGAAGGTCCCCGGCGTCGTGCCATCTAAACCATTTTTGTCTTTTAATTTGTGCCACCATTGCCGTGACCCATGAATCATGGACCAGGCTGTCCAGCCTGTAGTACTGAGCTTTTTTAATAGCTGGATATCTAATATAATTTCCTTTTAATGCATAACAGTTATAGCAAGGCGTGCCCTTAATCTTTCGGAGCTTGGACCCGGTCTGGCATGCTGGCGCAGGTAGACTGTAACTGAGCCCAGGCATCTTTTTGGTTCTGGTCATCGAGCCGGTAATTTTTTGTGCTTCTTTTACTTTCATACTTTCTAATTTCATTTTAATTCATGATTGTGTCTTTTTCGTGGCGCTTGAGGCTTGAAGCTTGAGGCTTTGCGCTTGCAGCTTGCGGCTTGTAGCCGGGGGAGCTTGAAGCTTGGCGCTTGCAGCTTGAGGCTTGTAACCGTTGGTCCGGCACCATTTATTGTGCAGCCTTTTTATTAGTTTTTTATCCGCTGGGGGTTCAGACTTTTGTTTCATTTCATAATTCTTTCATCCTGGCTGATCAGTTGTTGTCCTGTTCAGGCGGACCACGCATCTCGAGTTTGTGGCCATGCTGTGTTATGCATCTCGACCTGTACTATAGCGGTTGATATCCCGCAGTCACAACACCTGATCCCAGATCCATTGCGCTACTACTACGATTAGGTTGTTTCATAGCTATCAACCAGCGCACAATGGATCAGGGATCAGTTGTAGATCGCATACGATTTAAGAGGCCGCATCACTACACCTGATCCCAGATCCCCTACTCTAGAATGGTGACAATTATTTTTCAATAACTGTCTCGCTAGGGGATCTGGGATCAGTTCTAGTTCATAACACAAAGACAGCTCGTAGGCGGTTTGATGTGCTACAACTAGAAGTTGTCCCCAGTGTTTCAAAATTTTAGGTTCGTGCTACACTTAAACGAGAACCATATCCTATATAATACTTGACAAAGGGTTTGTCAAGTGATAAATTTCAAACCATTAATAAAGGAGAAAAAATGAGTAGAATAAGACTAAATCAAGAGTACAGAAATAAAATCGCAAATCGTATGCGAGTGCATCTTGAACAAGAGCCAACACAAGAGAAAGAAGATTACGATAATCAAAAAGCAGATCAATTAGAGATCAATGACAATGCGTGGTCTTTAGCTGAAAAGATAGTTCGGAAACATTATACTCCCGAAGATGTTGAGAAAGCATACTATCTTCAAAACAAGTTTGAGAATGTAAATACAGTTCAAAAGGATAGCTGTTTTCATTTTCATTACATGGGTAAAGTTGAAGATAGGGATTACGACAACAAACCAATTATGAAAGATCAAAGTATTGAAAAACATTTTGACTTTAGATTAAAAGGTAGTGTTGAGGGCGAAAGCGATAGTTATTCAAGTACAGATAACTATGGATATGCGTTATATCGTGATGAAATAAATGCCCAAGAGGGTTGCAACGCAGATATAAATATAGAGCAAGACGGAAAACAAGGTAATCCACATCTAACTAAATTTGTTGATGCAAACAATAAATATCTTAGAGCTGATGATGATGACGAGGGATATGGCAAACAATGGAATGAGAAATATCAATTGGATTTAATTGGTAGAGAATATTGTAGAGATCGTTCTATTGCTTGTACTCAGCAAGAGTTCATGCAATTGGAAAGTTGGAAACAAGCCAAAGGTAAATTCATCATGGCACATCATAAGTGGATTAAATCTGTTTTAGACCAAATGAAAGAAATTAAAATTGGTCTTAAAGGATATAAATATCTTGATGA